GGGGGAGCGAGTTACGCTCCCCCAACATTTTTAGAAGGGAACATCTTCCTTTTCAGAGGAAGTACCAGCCGCCTCGGGGTCTTTAGCCTGTACCTCACCAGCTTTAATCATCTTGAGGAAGTTTGCACCCTCAAGAATCATATCGCGGTTAGTAGCCTGACCCTCTAGACCAATAGACCAACCGTACCATGAGCCACGGTCGTTCTGTTCTGCTACCGTCTTCAACCGGTATTTAAACAAGAACATAGGTGCCTCAACCATTGATCCAGCAGAGTTTTTTACACGCCGCTGTTTCATCTGGCTAACCCATTTATGAGCTTTAGATAGCTGGGTAGAGGTCATTGCAATGACTGCTTGCGTCCATTCGGTTTCATCTGCATTACAAACCATCACATAAAAATGTGCTGTTTCGTTAATGTAGTTACCGTTTTCTAACACAAACTGGCCCCGCTCATTCTTAACGGTCTTCGTTAAGATATCACGGCTATCGTGTGTATTGATAAGGCCACCTCCGCTTTCGCGTGGAGCCCACTCAAGATACTTCTTATTGTAATAGCAAGGGACCACAATAAGACCCTCATCTCCATCTGCCACGTCACCAGTAACAGTATTAAAGATGTTACCTTGCTCAGCGCCTTTGACGTACTTACCGTCATTCTTGTTGAGCTGGGGGCTGAGGGCTTGCAGTAACTGCAAGAACGGGATAGCAAAGTCATCAGACGATGTATCCTCTAGACCTGTACCCAAGGACAGCAGATCATCATCTATTACTGCGACTGCACCGCCGCCATTTTTGATTGCAACTTCGTTTTTCGCCATGGTAAACCTCCTATTTAGCGATCTTTGATTTGAAGCCGGAATACAGACCAAGCAGATCAACAGGTAAATCTGTTCCTGCTTCCATCTGTTCTTTAGCAAACGCCTTCAGAGTTGAGTGGTGAACCGCTTCTTTGGTTTCTATTTTGATACCTTTAGATTGCAGAGCTTCCACTGCGATCATCCAGTTATCGTCACTTTTACCAAATTTTGCTGTTACTTCCCTTTTGATGATGTCACCAAAACCATTATCGACGAGCCACGCATGCGCCTCTTCGGATTTAGCTTTCGTGATGTGGGCTGTAACAAACGGTTCGGCTTTCACCCTAGAGCCATCTGCTAGGCGTATCTCAGATACACCCGCTTCGGCCAAAGCATCAGGAAGGTCGTGTTCTTGTACGACACGAAGTTGTTCCTTCTTGGCTTTCAGTTGACTCTCGAGATCGGCAACGCCGCGCTCAAGATCGAGTTGTTTATTTGCCAACTCAGCAATGCGACGGACTTCACCGTCGGTTGCCTCGACTGCTATGGTGTTTATCGCCTCGCCTCCGAGGATATCGTCAAGGTTGTCTTTAACCAAAGTCTTCTCCCTTCTAAAAGGTTGGTCGTAGAGCTAAGTACCCTATAGTCTGTACCACAGTATTTAAAGGTCGTATTACTGTAAAAGCTCGTCATAATCTCATAATCTCATAAAAAAGGAACTAAGTAGCTGTTACAACTGCATAACTTTCTTATGACAATAGCGATGACTTTATGAGATAGATAAGCCGTCGCGAGAGACTTTCGAGGTTACAGCAAATACTTATGTACCACAGGAACATTAGCTTTACTTGAGCGCTATACTATATTATATACTCGGAAACAGGTAGGTACTTTTTTATGACATTCACCTTTAGAACCAAACCGTATAATCACCAGCTAGAGGCGCTCAAAGTCTCTTACCAAAGCGAGTCGTTTGCGTTGCTTATGGATATGGGGACAGGAAAGTCCAAGGTTCTAGTAGACACGATCGCGTACTTAGATAGCCAAGATTTAATTAACTCAGCTATTATCCTTGCTCCAAAGGGCGTTTACAAAAACTGGGTAGGTAAGGAACTCCCCGCCCATATGCCGGATACAACAAACTACAGAGTTGCGTATTGGGCATCCCCTTTGACGAAAGCGCATAAAGAAGCCATCCGAGAAATATGGAGGCCAGACGATAACCTACATATCCTCGTTATGAATATCGAAGCGTTATCTACTGGGAAAGCTGAGGAAGTCGCTACCAAATTTATTTCTTCGCACGGTGGTTCGACACTAATTGCTGTAGATGAATCAACAGTAATTAAGAACCATAAAGCGCGTAGAACGAAAGCCGCTATCCGTATCGCTAAACGCTGTAAGTACAAGAGGATTCTTACAGGATCGCCGATTACTAAAACACCGTTAGATTTGTTTGCGCAGTTTCAGTTTTTGGGCGAACAGCTACT